GATCATCGCCCACACCATAAACTGCTGTGGGTCTAACAATAGTCCAGTTATCGTGTAGTTCTTTAACTAGTCCTTCACCTACTAGTTTAAGTCTGCCGTACAAGTCAATTGGTGCCGGATGGTCATATTCCAATTTTGTGGAATGCCCATCCCAATTACCGTAAACCATACTGCTACTAAAATAAACGAAATGACTGTTTTTAAAACGCTCTAAGCAATTTATAAGTCCTGTTGTAAGTGTATGTGTAGCTTCAATAGGGTTGCGTTTTACTGCGGCTAGGTTTGGTTCCGCTGCTAGAAATATAACACAATCATAATCAGGGCTAATTAGTTCCAAGTCCTGATTATTGTTTACATTGGTACCAAAACTTTTATCGATACTCCATATAGTATGATCTTGTACAAGGTCACGCTCTAGGTGTTTTCCTATAAATCCGGCGCCGCCGATTAAAAGAATGTTCATCTATTCTTAATTCGTTCGTAAATTAGTTTGCCACTGAAATAATTTTCAGAAAGTTGTTTGGATTGTTTTGACATAATACTAAGATAACTATCATAGTTATGAATATAATCGTTTATTCTTTCGATTATGCTGTTCTTATGCTCCAAGTATTTATCCCAGCTTTCTGTCCACTCGCTTGGGTACTTAAACTCATCCATTGCCATTTCACTATAGCTCAAACGATCTGGAACCATTGGTATAGTATCAACTAGAAGGCCTTCATACCAACTGATGCCTAGAGTTTCTTGTAGGTTTGCACTAAACACTAATTTTGCTGTACCTAATGCGCGGTGATAATCATCCTTTGTGTAGCCCTTTTCCATACATGTGATCCATTCATATTCTGGCATACTCTCTGCCAGATCACGGAATATCTCAGGCTGCTTTTCAGAAGCAATGCGATGTGGGAACAGGATAGTATTAGTCTTTTCCATGTCCTTAAATGCTGACATCTGCTTCTTTTCATATTCCATTGGCCAGCCTGTTCGAACAAACTTCTCACTTTTATTTGCTGTAAACGCACTACAGAACAGGTCAATGTGGAATTCACTGGCGAAGAAGTTATCATCGTAACATTCAAACATACTTGCTTCAGCATGCCTTACCCATGCCTTTGCTCCAATCAGTCTACCTAAGAAGTCAGCAGGATCATAACTACCAGCATGCCAAAGACCACCGATTCTAATATTAACGCCCAGTAGCTCAGCCATGTAACGAAGCTGGATAACAGTTGGGTTCCAAGCGTCCGTATATAGGAAATAATCTCCATCTTTCACTTCTCCATTGGCAAACAGTGTACTAATTTCTAACATTTGCTGGGATTTATAGTTGTTAGTACCAGCAAAGTTTAGGAAGGCTCCAGGAGTAGTCGCCTGAGGAACTTCACCACCGGAAATAACTACAGTATCTTCTTTAGTTTTCTGTTTAATTTGTTTAGGTAGATACTGTTTCCACTCGGAAGTATACCGGGTTTCAACAGCTTCTAAATCTATTAAGTAGACAGTCATAACTTCTTATCGTGATCCAAAGATGTTACGACCAAAAACTTTAGCGTCCCTGATCCAGTTATTACTTATACGCTTGCCAGTTTTAAATGCGGCATATTCAGCATATGCTGGTGAACTCTGTCGATAAAGGTCAGCCTCATTATAAGGATGACCAAATACTGTGCAGAAACGCTTGTAATCGTCTAGGTCATCAAATACCTTTTGCACTTCGTTTTTCATTATACGTCCTTTGAATATTGTGTTAGTGCGCCATTTTCGCCGTCTTCGGATACGTCAATCCAAATATCACGACCTGGATAGCGATCCTGGATGGTTAAATAAAGGTCATCTGAAAGCATTTCACATGACTTAAAGTCTACGTCAAGTTCACCTTCGTAAAGTTTATTCATCCAACGTTTAAACTGAATAAACTCAATGTCACGATCATCATGGAATACTTCAATCCATACACGGAACTTGAAGATGTGACGATGAGGATGTGCAAGGAAACTTACATCATATTCATCGCCTGTTGCTAGTTTAGGATCATCAGCAGCCGCTGGATAGCGATGCATACCTTCCTTTTCAAACTTAACCCATACCATACGTGAGGCTTTGCGTACTCGATCCTTTAGACCTTCTTCACGCATACTACGTAGGATAAACTCGTCATGACTCTCTCTTGTTTCAGCCATTGTCTCTTTCCCTTACATGATTATTAATAAACTTAGACGGGATATCCGGGCAATACTTTTTAATTTCCTCAGCTGAATATGTTTCGGGCATTGGAATACCATACTTTTTCATTTGAGAATACGCCCATTCTGTGTACTGTTTTTTATTCACTTTTGTTTAGTTCCCATACGGCAGCGGCCATGCCTTTTCCATTTGTATCGTGGCCACAGTTGTCCAGTTCCTGCTCACCATAAGACAGTAACTCAATAAAGTCTTCACCATTAGGTGTTTCAGTTTGACACCACTTTAGTTTCATAAAGTCAAACTCTTCGTCATCGGGTAGCTCTACAGTATAGTCTCCAAAGCACCCTTTCTCGATACTAGCACCATAGAAAACATATTTAACCTCAGGATAATCCTTGGGAAAGTTTACCCATTCGTAAGTAATGTTATCTTCGATACCCTGTTCTTCATACTTGTTGAATAACTCGCTCCAGTCTGTTGCATCAAGGATATCTTTAACGTGCTTGCTATCATATTCAGCACCATCGTGCTCCTCGATAGTAATGTACGCTGTATCTAGTGCGGCTGCACTAAGACACATAATATCTTCTTGTTCATAGTACTCACCGATCCATCGTGGATCAGTATCATCAAACACAGGATTTTCATCACATTCTTCATGGGGATCAATCATATGAGAGATGATATGTTCTTCTTCCATGTCCTTCCAGAAGTCGTACTGTTCCTTGGTAAGGCTACCGAAGCACTGCTCACCGCCATATCCTTGAATTAGAATACGATAGTATCTCATCGGTCATATTCCTCGAAATTAAATTGCTCACGTGACTTATATTCTTCACGCATTAGCTGGTTAATATTATCTTTTACTTGTAGCTTTTTCTTTTTAAGATCCATAAGCCTGTTTTTGATTTCCGTATCATCTGGAAACTGCTCGTGTTCTTTTTCTAGCTTTTCAACACTGGCATGTAGGCGATTGTGTTGTTCAGTTAGCCTATCAATGTTATTCATCTAAACCTCTTGGAAAAGATCATAAAATTTTGTATTAGAATTTATAGCACGTTTACCGGTATAACCTCGAGTACCCACTGCTTCCATCCATAATTTGCTGTACTCGTCTACTAATTGTAACGCCTTATCTGAATCCGCGCAACCAATTATTTCATTAATTATGTCACGCATTAGTACACGATCAAAGTCTTCTTGCACCAACATACTGGGAATAATGCCCTTATCGTAACGTCTATTGCTTTCCTGACACGCTTCAATATGAAGGGCTACACTGTGCGCCATTAGTAGGAAGTATGTAAAACTATCCCAGCTTGTGCGTCCTTCCTTGCCTATTTTATTTAGGTCACCAGGACTATATGCACAAATGTCTGCTGCTGTAAGTCCCTTGCTTACAACTGTTTCATGGAATGACTCTGCGCAGCCTTCGCGCACAAATGCCTGTCCAAACGGTGTAGTATCCTTGCTCAAGTTCTTATCGTCAAAGCATTTCGTCATACGATAACTCCAACGCTTGCGATCTTCCATTGTAAGCTGATAGTATACTTGACCATTTGCTACTGCAAGGAAAGGACTGGCACAATCAAAGCTGACAGTAAAGTTCTCGTTGTAATGTTTGCGTACCGCACGTTGAACATCTGTTAGTAGACACGCCCATTCTAGTTTACTAGTACCTAGTACGTGCATCCAATCGTGTAGTCCCTTTTCAAGTAAGCCATCACGCATTAGAGTAACTATACGCTTTAGAATAAGGTGCACATCACTTACGTTTTGTCCACCCATTGCCCAACCATTAAAGTGATTCTCATACTGTTTTGGATCACAGTATTTCTTCATACGGTTGTACCAGTCATCTGCCTCTGTATGATTCTCACCCTGAAGTGTGTTTAGGAAACGACATTCCCCCTTGCGATTACGTATCCAATATTCATTATTGATCTCAGTTGCTGAACACGCATCTTCATAGCTATGAATGCCGGTACGATCTCTGGCTTCCTGACTACTACGCTGTAACCAACTTGGAACATCAAGTGTCATGCCGTAATCCATATAGGCATCCATCCACTTTAGAACAGCGTCACGTTTGGCGTGAGCTTTAGGACAGTTGGGATCCTTCCAGTCTGCTTCCCATACACCCTTACCAATCTGATATCCACCTGAGTCACCAACAATAAAACTTGTGCTACGATCACGTTCACGTATCATTGCTTCTTTAGGGAGATGCTTGGTAGTGTCTAAGTCCACATGTCCTGAACTATACAGACTCCACTTGTAATTAAACAGACCATCATTACTCAACCAGTTACCACTCTCTAAACCGTTAGTAAAGTGACTGGGAATACGTGCTGGATCAACATAGTTTTCATATCGCTGTCTACCCACAAACGTAGAATAAAAACTACTGAGTGCTGGGAGGAACACAGCATAGTCTGATTGTTGTGCAGTTAGGTTAGTTTCCATAGGATATTCTTCTTGCTTTATTAATCAATTCTACATCAGGAGAGAAAAAATTATCTAACGATGCTCTTAGAAGTGTATTCTGTTCGACTATTTTTTTCAATTTCTTGTTAATCATATGCTTTATTTCGTCATTGCTACTGGGGTTTATTGGATCCTGCCATCTACCACAGTCAGCCTGACCACCGTTCTCTTTTATCCACTGTTCCACGTTAGTAAAAAAACTATTGGCGTCGACTACAGATCTTAAATGAATATATTCTAGATTTGTGGAATTAATTACAAATGTACTCTGCAATTCTGTATGATTATCAAATATTGGAGAACGCTCTACGACTTTTATAAATGCTGGGGTGTCTAATAAATCAATGATCTCCGGCATATCCATAAAACATTCTGCAAAACCGCTGATCCATCTTTCAACAGGATTTCTAAAAATACAAAGTTTACGAATACTGCTGTTTAATAGATCAAGCCGTATACTAGAATCTGGCTCACGCCAGCCATTATCCTGTAGTATCTTCTGCATAAAACTGCTAGCGTTCTTTGGAATATTAATCCAAATGCAGTCTAGTTGTGGACTTATCAGTATGGGCAGAAGTTTTACGGAAAAGTGCATTACTTTGTTTGTGCAGGTAGTAGATAGTCATAAACACCAAGTCCACTGTCAACACTAATCTGGCTAACACCGTCATCACTGATCTTGTAGTTTACATCACCACTTAGGCTTAGGATCTTGCTAACCTGCTCAACTGGCCACGCCCAGCCCTTGCTTAGTTTACCACCAACATCATGTTGAAATACGAAGTTACCGGCATGTGTGCTAGCATCACCAAAAGTAAACTTGAGGTCCTTGCCTTCGGTACGAGCAACGAACACAGTCTCGGTACTATTAGCACTGATCATCATCTTGAGACGCTGTACGCTTGCTACTGAGGGTTCAAACTCTACACCCCAGTTTACGTTCTTCATCTGTACTGTCTTGAGCTTGTCATTTACAATCTCACTTGCCATAAAACGATAATCGTTCTGGAAGTCGCCGGTAGCGTTCTCAAAGTGTACGCCAACTGGTACTGTCTCACCATTACGTTCCTGTGTGTTAATTGAAATCTTTTCGTTTTCAGCATACTCAGTAATACGGAGGATTGTGTTTAGGGTACTCAAGTTGGGCATACCAAATGTACCCATGAACTCTGGTACTGGCTTGTGAAACTTGCCTTTGAGAATAACTGAACGGTCTTCTGCTAGACCCTCAACAAGTGTTTCGTCGTCAGTTCCTGTGATCTTAACCAGATCAATAAAGCCTAGGCTGTGCGTATGCTGCACAACATCAAGTAGATAATCTTTCATAGATTGTTCCTTTTGTTAAAGTTGATAGTTTATTGTAAGATTATTTGGATTGTGAGTCAATAACTTTTGCGATATCAACACTCGGTGTGTTTAATTTAATAGATCCTAGCTCGCCCGGACGCTTAAAAATCATATAACTGAATATTTGTTCGATGCTGTCAGCACTTACAATGTCCCAGCCTAAACTAAACATCGTACCTTTCATTGCTTCTTTGGTGTTGTAAGCTCGCCCTTCATAAGGTAACATTTCTATAGTTGCCCTTTGGCTACAGTCTGTATAACTGAAAATGAATGTACCACCCGGACGCATTTTTTGGAACAGCGTTTTACAAAACTCTTTAATAGGGTCTAAAGGCATAAGCTCGAACATATTGAAGCAATATGCTAAACCGAGTTGGTTATCTGGAAGTTCGTTAATATCAGTGTATGCTCTTAACCTTCGTGTGCCATAGAATTCATTAAACTTTTTTCTAACAATTTCTTTATGATTTTCGTCTCTATAAATTACATATAGTGGATCATTAGCAGTCATCATTCTAGTAAATTCACCATCTACTGGATTAAGGTCTACTGCTGCAAACTGCCAATCACTTTTACTTTGTATTTCTGATATTATAAAATCTTTAGCTGCCAGACTTAAAACATTATTACTGCTAATGTACTCTTCAAAGGTCAGTGTGCGAGTTTCGAAGTTATGATAATCGGTCTGTAAGATGCGGAGCTCACGCCTTCTAAATATATCTTCTACATCATTGCAAATTTTGGAAATAGAGTTATCATATTCAGATTTAGCTTTTTCTAGGTTATCTAATGCTACAAGTGCTGCGTGGAAATTCTCGTTATTAGCAAAAAATTCTTTGTTATAATTTATTAGTTCGCGATCCTGGATTAGTTCCTGGGAAAAGTCGAACCCAAGCTTGCTTATTGACCTTTTTACTAGGTCTAGTCTTAGAAACTTTTGTATAAATCTGCTTTCCATGGCACTATCTCCATGGGTATTTATATGCTATTATTACTCAAATGTAAATAAACTTTCAAACGTGCTATGTATTTGTGTCTTTTGTGTTAAGTTCCAGCCAAGCTCTCCCAACAAGTTATCTAGCTTCTGATCTACAATAGTTGCTTCCATTTCCTTATGATTAAACGGAAGTTCTTTAAACCAGTTAGGTAGGTTTAGTTCGTCCACTGGATAGCCAACGCTGGTGTAACCCAAGGGATTGTCTTTGAGTTTGCATACGATAGTTTTCATACCGTCCACAATATTCATGCTGTAGTTGTCGCCATGCATTTTCTTTAGACGGTTCCAGTTAATAGCGGCCCTGACATGTCCGGGCATGTTTGCTTTGCCCTTGTATACTTCTTTGCCGTCTTCTTTGCCCCACTCTAGGTTAGTAAACTTGGTTAGGTTATTAACACGCTTGGGTGTGCCCTTTTCCCAGCCTGGGAGATTAGCAAAATCACGTTTGAATTCTAGAATACGTTCCACGGCATGTTCGGACCCCTTGCCATCCAGTACTTCTTCAAGTAGCTCACTCATAAAGTCCTGCATAACCTTAGGTGTATCACTACGCTTGAGATCCAGTCCCATAGCCTTTACTTTGCCAGGCTTGCCATCTTTGTCTGTACGATAACCTTCCTGATCATACACTAGTACTGCATAACGCTTCTTTGTAATAAAGATGCCGCGGCTGCCAATGATTTCTCTGCCGGCAGCAATGATCTCGCCATTTTTACGCGGACAGTGGAAGTCTTTTTCCATGAATGCTGGAAATGTAGTGTTCACTTCATCTGCAATAGTATCGTATAATGCTACACATTCATCCTTGCCCCAGCGCATTTCTCCACGTTCAACTTGATCACGAATTACTGGCCAAGCACTAAAATATACAGAGTCAGTGTCACCATATATGATTGTATCACCCACGTGATCGTATTTGCCTGTGAGTAGCTCGTTAGTCTTTGCACTCATATGCTTTGCAATACATCTGCCTGTGAGTGTAGTGGACTGTCCAATACGACGGTCAAAGAAACGACAGTATGGATTAAGAATAGCGCCATACAAACTGTTAAGGTTAATCTTCTTAACTAGCTGTCGCTTGTCCCAGAACGCACGTTCCTCGCCAGTTGCTTCACGCATTTTCGCTTGCAGTTCTTTACGTTCAGCATACCAGCGTTCTAGGAGTGCTGGGATTACACCTTTTTTCTCGTATGTAAAGATTGTACCATTAGCAGTAAGTATCCAGGGATTATTACTGTCAAAGATTAAACGCCAAACTTCAGCAGCACTAAGAGTATCCGATCCGCCGGTTTCCCAATCAATAGTAATTTCCGTTCCACGCTCGCCAGCCATCACTGCCTTATACTCTAGCGTACCAAACATGTTTTCCCAACTACCAGCGAATGAAGCACCATCTTCAGATATACGTCTGCCTAACTCATTGTCTGTCATTATGGGACGTAGTTGGCCCACGATAGTTTCTGGTGCCATGTTAAGAGCACGAATTGCACTAGGATATAGACTGTTTAAGTCAATTGAACCAATCCATTCGTGAATACCTTTTTTAGGATCTGCAACATATGCACCTGCTGCTGTATGCTTTTCACCTGCGTCCTTTTTATTGGGAACAATCAAACCCTGTTCATGTGCTTCGTTAATAATTGCCTGTTCTGTAACAGCAACCGCGCCCATTGTAGTAGGAAGTAAAACAGTGTTAGCGTGAGCTAGCTCGTTACTAAGATCAATAAACTTTAGCTTGGTATCCAACTTATGCAGGAGCATGGTGTCCTGCCTGTTATAGTCAATAAACGTGTAAAAGTCCTGATTGTACAACTGATCCAGCGTACCCTCATAGGCAACTTTGCGCTCACCTAGTTCATACTCGCCAATAGCATCCAAACTGTAACTGTGCATCTCATGATATGTATACTTGCGATACAACTGCATATAGTCCAGATGCTGTCTGCCTATAATATCAAAAGTAAACTGTTCCTTACCAAAACGTTCAAACTTGCGTTCACGTGGTAACTGACCCCACAAACAAAAGCGGCGTGTATCATCTTTGCTGAGCACACGGATAATGCGATTAACTGTGTAAGGAATATCGTATCCTTCTGAGTTCCAACCGCTTAGGATATCTGCGTCATCAATGAGATCTAGGAATACCTCCAGCATCTCACTTTCACGTTCAAACAGGATCGTGTTGTCAAAATCCTTCACAATATCTTTAGCACTCTCCATACTCAAACTTTTGGGAGGTACAGCCAGTGTAACTAGTTTATTGATCCAGTTCAAGTAAAGACTGATACTTGTTATAGCATTAAAGGGATCGTCTGTACTGCTATAGCCACGTTCGGGATCAAAGTCTACCTCGATATCAAAAAAGCAGGTTTGTAGTTCAGGAGCATCCACGCCCAAATAGTTTTCTGCCAAACAGCGGAATACTGGATTGATGTCGCTCTCCCAGATTCCTTGTTTGCCATGCATTTTAAGTTCTTTCTGGAACTCTTTGCCGTTACGTGTACTGAAACGACTTACTCTATTTCCATAGATAGTCTGAAATTTGCCACGTGGATCGTTGTAATAGAACACGTAGTTAGCAGGAAACTCTCTATACTCTCTTCTGCCATCCACACGTTCTACTACATTTATACGATCATGTCCCCTATCAAAATATGCATCTACATACATTACTTAAACACCAACCCTGCTATATAAACCACAGTAATACCAGCATTTAGTACTACTAGGCTTTGTTCCCGCCACAGCCATCCTACGAGTGCCCAGATAGCATTAGCTACCAGAAACACATACAAGTATAACGGAAAAACATTAAAGGCTGCAAGAACTGATCCTACTAGAATTGCAGCAGTTCCCAACCATGCTAGTTGTTGATAAGGTTTCTTTTGATTCACTGAAGTTTGCCAACAGTTGCTAGAATGTTTTCCAGTTCTGCTAGGTCTTCACTATGGCGTGCAAAGTCGGCCTTGTATGCTGTTTTAATTGCTTTTTTAAGTACTGCTGGCTTAATCTGCATTTCTTCTGCAATAGCCTTTACTGTGTCATCTAGGCCGCCACTGAGGTCGTCAACTTCCTGTAAAACTGACAGGCCCTCGTTAATTAGTTGTGTTAGTTTACCTTTTTCTTCTTGATTGAAAACACGATCACCGTTGCTCATTAATATCTCCTTATGATAATATATTATACTTGTAACGCTGTAGTTTGTCAACCAGCCTTGGGAACTATTTTGGTGTGTGGCAGATCATACATTTTAAGATCCTGCATGTTGCGATCAACCCCTTTTTTCTTTTTGTTGTTCTTAAACTCTCCAACTTGCGGAGTTCCGCTCTTGCTTCGATCCTGTGCCCGTTTTAGTTCTTCTTCTGTGTTCTTATCGTATGGAAATCTATAAAGTCTGTCGTCGTTATCTACTATTGCTAGTAGTGTAATCCATTTTTGGTTATCTATAGTATCAACTTTATGATACTGGTAAAGAAATTTCACCGGTTTGTCGTAATAGGGTCTACCTATCTGACTTTCACTGTAGTAAAAACTTCCGTATACACTTAGCATAATAAGTGGAGCAAGAAACAATGCTGCTTTGCTTTTGCTAAAGAAAGGTATAAAGCAAACTATGCCTACTCCAACCCATACCATTAATAGATAACTGTTCATTAAAATTTCTTTCTTAGGTTGTTAGGATTATAAATGATTAACTCACCTGTTTCAGTTATTTCTATAGATTTATCAGCGTTAATTTTCAAATTGAACAGGTGAACTTCTTGACCTTCCTTACTTAACACAATTTTTTTTTCTTTAACTATAAAATATGGATTTACCTTTATTAACTCTACAGTTACTTCTTCTTGTGTGACTGATTTTATTGTGTTTCTATACCAGTGTACTGTAACTGTATAAGTCCTGGGATCATTACTGCGTATACTAATTACTTCACGATTGATCTTTATTTGTGATATTTTTCCAGTTGGATCAATTATCGTATCATTAGAAAACCCAAGGTCATCCCTATCTAAATTCATTAGTGCAAAATCTTTGTTTCTAAACCCAACCACATTGCCATTGTTATCTTTTATCCAAG